GCTGACAATTACAATTTCCGCGAGTATTGATTGGAGTATTCCGCGAGCATATATTGAGGGTGAAATAACAGCAAAAATTGGGAATTACATAAACGGCCTTGGGATTGGAGAGATTCTTGACTCTTCTATACTGAGCGATATCGTTAAGGGACAATACGGGATTCTTGCGCTATCAAATATTTCAATTACGGGAATGCCGGCACAATTTGATGATAGCAAGATTGTTCGGCTTGCGAGTGTTGTAACGGGGTTTGTATGACAAAGCAGGAAATTCTTGACAGGCTGATGCCGTCAATTTTTAATACCAGCGCTGACGCTTACAAAAAAATAATTTCTGATGCTGAAAATAATGGCGGAGCAATTGCGCTGGCGCTGAAAGATATCGATGAATTCAGAGACTATTACACGAAAGCGATTTCCGTAGATGATGCAAACGATATCTTGCTTGAAAAGATCGCCGAACTTTTTGCCGGCATGATGCGGAATTTTGACGAAGATGACGACTATATGCGTCTGCGCTACAAATCTCTTATAACACGGCAAGGGAGGGGGCCGAGACCAACAAAAGACGCGCTCAGGGATTCATATAAATATTTTTTCAATGATGATGAAATATTTATTATTGAGGGATATCCGACAAGCAATATCATTAAAACGCCTTCTTTTGATTCGCTTTCTACCGACTGGGCATATTCAGGTGATGGTGATTTCTCGCTCGCCTACTCTAAGTCATTTGATGGAACTGCCCTGAAGGTAGCCCCTGCAGGTGCAAGCTCTATATGTACAGTTTCGCAAACGGTGAGTATTGCAAAAAATGGCTTGCATTCGCTAGTCTTCTTTTTTTCCAGCACAAAGAAAGGGGCGGGTGCGCTCAACCTTACTCTTTATAACACAAGCACCAATAAGTATTGGAATATTACGAATGGTGTATGGCAAAGTGCAAAAACAAGCAAGCGATATGACGTGCTCGATGCGACACCTGGAAAGTATACGATGGTACAGGTGCTTGTACCATGTACAACAGGATCGCTGCAAGTGCAGTTTTCCACGGTAGCCCAGGCTGGGTTCTTACTTGATGCGTGCGCAATGGGGCCAATTGAGTGGCCGAATGTCCGCGCGATACTTATGACAGACCCGGAAGTTTTTTACAATAGCTCGATCAAACATGATAATAAAGTTTCTCATAATGGCTTCTTTAAGTTTTATATCCTGGATGGGATCGGCGCAATCATGGACAACACCCATGCGGCGGGAGTAAAGGGAGATTATTTCTTGCTGTCGAACCGCATGAATTATCCATGGGACAGGGTAACATTGACAGAAGGCTACAGTATTGATTTAACAAGCCTTAACTATGCTGGAAAGATAGTCCACAATGGTACAAAGTATCACACACTGACTGGAGAGAAAATCGGTACAACAGCACTGATAAATCAGGATGTTATTACTCCTATTCTTTATAATGGCACACGGAAGCATGATAATTCTGTGCTGCATGATGCGATTATAACGACGATATCTGTGAGCGAATATGCAGGGGCGCATGATTATCAATTCAGAGCTATAGTGAAAAATTTCAAGTCGTCGGGGTATCGGGATATCCTGCACAATGCGTATATAGGGTATGACGGTAAATTTACTCATACGGGCCTTAGTTATGGAGTACATATAGGGCTTTCTCAATTACTACTTTCGCGCTATGTGAATGTTGTTTCATTGGTGAATGTGTTGTATAATAACGGTAAGCTGCACGATGGAACTGTTTTGCATGATGGATTAACGGCAATGACGACTAAACAATTAGTGCAGTCTTATATCTAGGAGAGCATATATGCAAACGAATGCGCTAAAAACAATTCTTGCACAACAGTTAGCCAGCCCAAGTAGCCAAAACGCCATTACAAAAGTCGGATTTGGCGAGGGAAGCATAGCCCCCAGCCCTACCGATTCGGCGCTGACGAATCCTTATATGAAAAATATCGACAGCTATGCAATTCTTTCTGCCTCGGCGGTAAAATTCAACTATTCGCTTGGTTACAATGAGGCAAACGGTAAAACAATCAAAGAGGTTGGGCTATTTACTACCGGCGGGATATTAGTCGCAAGAGAGGTGCGTAATACTATTGAGAAAGACTCAGACACTTCGCTTTCGGGGAGTATAACGATTTTGTTTTAGACTTTACAGCGTGAGCTGTGTATATAATTGATGCCCTTTAAGCGGGGCTTAAAACATTGAAAGGCGCCGAGTGGAAACAAGGGCCGGATACCCAGAGGATACCCGGCTCTTTTTCTTTGTGCCGATGGAGGTAATATGGCATACATTACAGAAGATTCTACGTGGCAAGATGGTGTATATCGCATTGAAACGACCGACCCTGTGGGGGGTGGGGAGAGCGGTATCGATAATTTGCCGCACAAACAGCTTGGGGCGCGCACCAAGTGGTTAAAAACGATTGCCGATGAGGTCATTACCGCGCGCGGAACGTATACCGACCTTGGAAGCCGTCTCGATGTGCTGGCGCCCCTTGCGTTTGATACCACCAACACGATCCTTGCAATTGCAATGCAAGGCTTGAGCGAAGCAGGTCTTGCAAATAGGGAACTTGTCAAGCTGCAAAAACAGCGCATACAGACTGGGCAGGTAACTATTCAAAACCGTGGTGTTATTTCCGGTTGTGCGGTTTCAAAATCCTCTTCAGCGACGCGCAACCTTGATATTGCCGCTGGAGCAATCTTTATCGGGGGGAGAATTTCCCCGGTTGTCGCGCAAACAGGAGCGGCATCGGTTCCTTCGAACAACGGGGCTACGTCTGCAACGTGCTATGCTTATATCGCGATTGACTCAAGTGGTATGCCGCAGCTTATTACCACGTCTTTCGGCGAGAGTGTACCAAGTAATGGGCTTACGCTTTATCGGATAACTGTCCCTGCTGGGGATACTGACCAAACAGACCCATATTTGACAAACGTTACACTTACCGATCTGCGGCGCATGGAGCCGAATTATCCAAATTGGTTTGCAAGCGCAAGTTATGCGGCGGTTGCTCTGCCATACCCGATGCTTGATGCGAACTACCTTATCAGCCTGGATATAGTATCAATCCAAGGTGCTGGAGCCTTGGCAGGCGGCGACCTATTTATTAGCTCGCGGAGCGTGAACGGCTTTAATATTAACTACAACGGCATCGGTGATTCTATTGTGGTTAATTGGCGAACATATAGTCCGAATTTATAGGAGGTAATCATGCAAATTGAAGTGTTGGGATCGCCTGTCGCAGACTATGCGATCGATATAGACGCAAAAACAATTACTGTCGCAGGCGTGGTTGTTTATTGTGAGGCAGAAGAGCATGACTCCGAGCATATTGTATCGATATCGATGAGCGATGAAGGCCCTGTATTGGGCCGCGATGGGGCAGGGGGATTTATTGCTGATATCATAATTCCCCCGCGACGGTACGAGAATGTTGAATATATCGATGAAAAAGAAGAAGTACAGACGAAAGCCGTTGCGCTTCCGTTAGATATGGAAAGAATTACCTTGAGGCTTTGGCCTAATTTTAGGGAGGTAGCATAATGGGATCGGTTTTTACAAAAGATTCAATGAGTGCCGCGGTATTGGCCGCATCGGGCGGGAATGTAAACGTGCTCTATGACGATTTGGGCAATCCGTCATATATGGTACGTATTCCAGCGTTTAACCTTGAAGATATCAGCTCGGATTTAGGATCGGGGCCACATCCAGCGTTTCTTGTGAACGGCGTACAGAAGTCCGAAATCTGGGTTGGTATGTATCAGGCAAAAGTGATTGATGGACGCGCCTATTCGCTCCCAGGTCAAGACCCTACAACGAGCGTTACTTTCGATCAGGCAAAAAGCTATTGTACAGCAAAAGGCGCTGGCTGGCACTTGATGACGGCGTGGGAATGGGCGGCTGTCGCGCTATGGTGCCTCAAAAACAGTTTCCAGCCCCGCGGCAATACAAACTATGGCAGAAGCCATGCGGCAACGTATGAGACTGGCACACGTGTTGATGGGGGAATCCCAGGTTCTTCGAGCGGAACGCCTCGCACCAGGACGGGTTCCGGGCCAGCTTCATGGCGGCACAACAACACCTTTATGGGCATTGCAGACCTTGTTGGCAACATTTCCGAGTGGAACGATGGCTATAAAACTGTAGACGGTAGAATGTATTTCCCGAACGACAATGACTTCAACCTTGCAGAAAGCTCATGGCCTGCTCAGAACGCATATTGGGATGGCACGGTTTCAGGGAGCGCTGGTGCGCCCGTGTTATCAAATACAACTCCGGTTAACCAGACAACTGATGCGTATTACAATTCAATAACTGGTGAGTCTGGCTGGCGCAGTCTGACCTATAGCGCAAACTACGACACAATGGCACTTGCGCTCCGGCAGAAACTGGCGGCAATGATGATCGCTCCGAAAGTTGCAGCATCTGGCTCGCTCATCTTCTCTGGTGCATCAGGTTGGGTTGCTAATAGGAACAACGGTGAGCGATTCCCGATCCGGGGTGGCTACTGGTACAGCGGGGCGGACGCGGGCTTGGCGTATCTGAATCTGAATAGCGCCCGCTCGAACTCGAACAGCAGCGTAGGGTTCCGTCCAGCTTTTATTTTGTGATCTGGGTATCTGTGTATCTGGATTCTGATTCTTGTGGGGTGCTATGGAAACAATGAAGATAGTGCAGAAATGGGAAGATATGGCAATATATTTGTATATTGCTCTCAAGCAATTCCCGCGTTCAGAGCGGCATACATTAGCTGCAGAGACCGCAAATGCACTATGGAAGATAGGTACCTGCATTACGCGCGCGAATGCTATCAATTCGTTTTCTGAGCGAAAGCGACTGATTGAGCAAGCCGATATGGAGCTTGCGCGGCTGAAGGTACTTGTCCGAATGGCAATGCTCTTGAAATTCATCGACACCAAGAAATACGGAATCCTTTCGGCACAGATGGTTGAAATTGGTAAAATGCTTGGCGGATGGTTACGTTCGCCTGGTGTTTAGGGATTGGGCTGTAAAATTGAGCGATTCCCGATCCGGGGTGGCAACTGGAACAACGGGGCGAACGCGGGCTTGGCGTATCTGAATCTGAATAACGCCCGCTCGAACTCGAACAGCAACATAGGGTTCCGTCCAGCTCTCTCTCATTGCCAGAAACCGCACGCCTACGGGGGTGCGGGCGGTGCAGGAGAAAAAGGAGTCCTATCCCTTCCCGTCAGGGAAAACATTGACAGGCGCGGGCGACTGGTAGGGGAATACCTGAACGCCGTCCGCGCTTTCTTTTACAAGGGGCAGTACGTGAAATCATTTAATAATCTATTTGAGAAGGTGATTGATTTTGAAAATTTATATCTTGCGTATTGTAACTCGAAAAGGGGCAAGCGTTATCGAATGCAAGCTCTGGAATTCAAGAAAAATCTTGAGGAAAACTTAATTGAAATACAAAATGAATTGATATGGCAATGCTATACTCCAAGAGGTTATCGGCAGTTTTGGATCAATGATCCAAAGAAGAGGCTTATATCGGCGCCCTCTTTTCGCGATAGGGTTGTACATCATGCGCTGGTACAAGTAGTAGAACCGATTTTTGAGAGGATTTTTATTTACGATACCTATGCATGCAGGGTTGGCAAAGGTACGCATGCGGCGGTAGCGCGATTGCAGTCTTTTACGAGAATTTTAAAACGCAACTATGGGCACTATTATGCGTTAAAGTGTGATATCAGCAAGTTTTTCCCATCAATCAATCATGATATATTGAAGCGTATATTTGCTCATTATATTCGAGATACAAGAGTGCGGAAGCTGTACGGTCAAATTATAGACAGCTATGAGATAAATGGCAGGGGATTGCCTATTGGTGCGCTAACATCGCAACTGTCTGCCAATCTGTATCTTTCTCCGCTTGATCATTATATAAAAGAGGTTTTGCATGAGCGTTTTTATGTTCGGTATATGGACGACTTTATTATTCTTTCTCCGTCAAAAAAGCAATTAAGAGATGATTTAGATAAAATAAAAAGATTTCTAGGCTATTATCTTGATATGCGGCTAAATCCTAAAACAAGTATCGTGCAGGATAAAGAGGGTATTGATTTTTGCGGGTATAAAATTTGGCCGACACATATTATCGCGAGAAAACGAACGGTGAAACGTATGAAAAGAAGGTTAAAGAAATTAGCCAGATTCTACCGCA